AAATGGTCAAAGAACCAAAGTATTTGCCGGGGATACCGCTCAACTCAGAGGTTGGCGCTCACCGACGCTACGGCTTGGCTAAAAATTGAAAGGAGAAAGTAGATGCCAAAACAGTTGAACCTGCCAAAGAAAATTCGGGTTGGCAACCGATGGTACAGCGTGGATGTGGTCGAGTCCATGCGAAACAAGAGCGAGATGGGGCGTGTGCACTACGAGCGGCGCACCATCGAGTTGGCCCAGCGCACCCACCATGGTGTGCCGTTTCGCTTGTCGGCACTAGAAGACACCTTCTGGCACGAGTTGACACATGCCATACTGCACAGCATGGGCGAACACGAACTCAACAACCGCGAGTCGTTCGTCGAAGAGTTTGCTCGCCGCCTGTCAGCGGCCATCCGCACAGCGAGGTTTTGATGACTCAAGATGAGCAACTGTGGGAAGACGTGCAAGAGGCGTTCATGCGCGATGCCATCGCCAACGGCATCGGCATCTTTATTGCCATGCACAAGAACGGCAAGACCATGTACAAACTGGTGCAACCCAGCGAGTTTGAACAGTTCGCTGAATTTTTGCTGGAGTACCCCAAACTGGCAAAAGAAAGAGGCTTGAAATGAAAAACGTGACTTGGTCGCACAGCGCCCTCAAAGACTATGAGGGCTGTCCCCGTCGGTACCATGAGGTCAAGGTTCTCAAGAACTACCCGTTCACCGACACCGAGGCGACCATCTACGGCAAAGAGTTGCACACGGCGGCTGAGTTGTACATCCAAGACAACACGCCTTTGCCTCCCCAGTTTGAGTTCATGCAAGACACCCTCGATGTTCTGAAGGCCAAGCCCGGACGCAAACTCTGCGAGTACAAGATGGGCGTGACCAAGGACTTGAAGCCCTGCGGGTTCCTCGACAAAGATGTGTGGGTGCGCGGGATCGCTGACTTGCTCATCATTGACGATGACAACTTGACCGCTCGCGTGGTCGACTATAAGTCGGGCAACAACAAGTACCCTGACCGGGAGCAGTTGAAACTCATGGCGCTGATGGTGTTCGTGCACTTCCCGCACATCCGTCGTGTGTCGGGCGCCCTGCTCTTCGTGGTCAAGAACGACATGGCCAAGGCCAGTTTCATGGTGGGCGAGGCCGAGGAGTATTGGTGGGACTATCGGGAGCGCGTTGCCCGCATCGAACAAGCGCATGAGGCTGGGGTGTGGAACCCCAAGCCGACACCGCTGTGCGGGTGGTGTCCTGTCAAAACCTGTGAACATCACAAACCGAGAAGGAACTAATCATGGCAACCAGAGACTGGAAGCACGAGTACCAACTTCAGAAGAAGCGGGGTGAGGATAAGGATCAGATCGAGCGGCAGAAGGCTCGGCGTGCCTATGACAAGAAGGGCATCGACCGCGCTGGCAAAGACATTGATCACATCAAACCCATGCGCAAAGGCGGCAAGTCCACCCCGGGCAACACCCGTCTGCGCACACGATCAACCAACCGAGGAGATAACAAATGACATTTGAAGAGTGGTGGGGCAACCTCAGCGATGCCGAGCAAAAACTGATCGGCATCAACAACGCAAGGTTTGTGTGGGAGGAAGCACAAAAGACAAAAATCAACGTCATTGCGCTTCCCAACTACACCATGGCCCGTTTCGGAAACAAGATCGCCATCATGTCCACTAACGGCGAAGGCGGTGCGTTTGACATCTATGAGTTCGACAAAGCCGTCAGCCAGTTCTTTGCAGAAAAATTCTAATCCTCAGGAGAAAGCATTTTGGAAATCCTAGAAGACAAAGCGGTTGTCTTTCGCACCCGCAACCCCGATAAATACAGCATCATCCCCAAACACAAGGTACTCGACAAAGACGGCGACACCTACCGCATCGCGGTGTACTGGGGACTCGACGAGACCCGTGTGCTTCGCAACCTTGGCGTGAAGGATGTACCATCACCCATCACACGCCGATACAAGTGGCCGGGTCGCTACAAGCCGATGTCCCACCAGATGGACACGGCGGCCTTCCTCACACTCAACAAACGCGCATTCGTCTTCAACGACCCCGGCACTGGCAAGACGCTCTCTGCTTTGTGGGCGGCCGACTACCTGATGGAGCGCGGCCTTGTGCGCCGTGTGTTGATCCTGTGCCCACTGTCGATCATGCACTCGGCATGGATGTCTGACCTGAACAACTCCATCATCCACCGCTCGGCCATCGTCGCCCACCATGCACAAGCCGCCAAGCGCATCGAGATGATTCAGTCGGACTACGATTTTGTGGTGTGCAACTACGAAGGGCTGAACCTGATTGCAGATGAGATCAAGAACGACGGACGCTTTGATCTGGTGATCGTGGATGAGGCCAACGCCTACAAGACCGCGACCACCAAGCGATGGAAGACATTGAAAGCAATCGTTGGCCCCAACACTTATCTCTGGATGATGACGGGTACCCCCGCATCGCAGTCGCCTGCCGATGCGTTTGGTCTGGCCAAACTGGTCAACCCCGATGGTGTGCCTAAGTTCTTCACGGCGTGGCGCGATCAAGTCATGTACAAGGCAACCATGTTCAAGTGGGCGCCAAAGAAAGATGCGCGTGAGCAGGTGTTCAACGCCTTGCAACCCGCCATCAGGTTCACCAAAGAGCAATGCTTGGACCTGCCACCTGTCATGACGCTGACACGCGAGGTGCCGCTGACCCCACAACAAAACAAATATTACAGCCTGCTCAAAGAGCAGATGCTGGTGCAGGCCGCAGGGACCACCATCACAGCGGTCAACGCCGCTACTGTGGTGAGCAAACTCTTGCAGATCAGTTGTGGCGCCGCCTACAACGACGACAAAGAGGTGGTCGAGTTCGATGCGAGCCCACGCCTTGGCGTGATCGAGGAGGTGCTGGAGGAGACCGATCGCAAGGTCATTATCTTTGCCATGTTCCGCTCAAGCATCGACACCATCCACGCCCATCTCACCAAGCGAGGCATCACAGCCGAGGTCATCCACGGCGGCGTGACGGCGACCAAGCGCGCCGACATCATCCAGCGGTTCCAGAACACCCCTGACCCGCGCATACTGGTCATGCAACCGCAAGCCACGGCACACGGGATTACCCTAACTGCGGCGGACACCGTGATCTTTTACGGCCCCCTGATGTCGGTCGAGCAGTACATTCAGGCCATCGCCCGGGCTGACCGCAAGGGTCAGAACAGCGACAAGGTAACCGTTATCCATATCCAGAGTTCACCGATTGAACGCAAAATGTTTAAGGCGCTGACGGCCAAGGTCGATGACAACGATCTTCTGACAGCGATGTTTGAGGCTGAAATTTATAACGGCTTAAAGCCATGAAAGGGGGTTGCACGAACAAAAATTTCATGTACACTGTCTAACTCTAGACAAACATAACAGGAGAAAGCAAATGACTGACATCGAAGACGACGCCGACACGGCGTCAACAGCGCAGGCGGTATCGCTGGATAAACTCGTCGCCATCCATGCAAAGATCAAGGCGCGTCAAGCGGCACTCGACAAAGAGATTGCTGACCTTGAAGAACAGCGCAACGAGATTCGCATGGCTATCAAGGATCAGATGAAAGCCCTTGGGCTCTCATCGGTAAAGACCTCTAGTGGGACTGTGTCGTTGACCAAAGCGACGCGCTACAACACACAAGACTGGGACTCGTTCAAGAAGTTTGTTCTTGAGCATCAGGTCGTGGACTTGTTGGAGAAGCGCATCGCCCAAACCAACATGGCCCAGTTCCTTGAGGAAAATCCGGGGCTAGTACCCCCGGGCATGAACGCCATCACGTCGTTCGACATTCGTGTAACACCAATCAGAAAGTAACGCAACCATGAGTAACATCACGCTTTTTTCGTCATCCAATGTTCCCGCATTTGCTCGTAACAACGAGTTGTCCGACACCGCCAAAGCCCTGACCGGCGGCGGTACTGGTGCCTCAGTCAAGCGCATCTCCATCAAAGGCGGGGTCTTCCGACTCGTCGCTGGTGGCAAAGAGATTGCCTCGATTGATGACCGCCATCTTGATGTCGTCATCGTCAAAGCCGCTCCCAAAGTCAGCCGCATCTTCTACGAGGGTGCGTACGATCCCGAGCGCATCAGCGGCCCCGACTGCTGGTCCAACGATGGCGAGAAGCCCGACGCTACCATCAAGGCTCCGCAAAACAAAACCTGTATGGGTTGCCCCCAGAACGAGGCAGGTTCAGGCAACGGCAACAGCCGCGCCTGCCGCTTCCAACAGCGTCTTGCTGTGACTCTGGCCAACAACCTCGAAGGCGATGTGTTGCAACTGACGCTCCCTGCCACGAGCATCTTCGGTAAAGAAGATGGCGACAAGCGCCCCTTGCAAGCCTATGCCCGCTTCCTCGCGGTGCAGACCCCGCCTGTGAACCCCGAGCAGATTGTCACCCGCATGAAGTTCGACACCAAGGCTGAGTCGCCCAAACTGTTCTTCACGCCCGTTCGCTGGCTGGAAGAAGACGAGTACGCAACGGTGCAGAAACAAGCCGATAGCGATGATGCCAAGCGTGCCGTGACCATGACGGTTGCGCAGGCTGACGGCGTCAAGCCAAAGGCTGAGTTGGCAATTCCGGGCAAACCCACCAAAGCCGCGCCCAAGGTCGAGGCTGAAGAAGAGGAGCCAGCACCGGCACCCAAAGCGGCGAAGAAAGCCAAGACTGCCGTTGACGAAGACGAGGGCGGTGAGCCTGAGGTTCGCAAGGGTGGCGACAAGCCCAACGCCGTCCCCGCCAAGAAGTCCAAGTTGGCCGACATCGTCGCTGACTGGGACGACGAAGAGTGAGGCGAGCCATGTTGGACGATGACAAGTTATATCGCCACACCCTTTGGGCTGGCGTTGTGGTGCTGATCACTATGATTGGGTCATGTACAGTAGGCAACATGGATCGCCGTGCCAAGTGGGCAGACGCTGTGAAAAACGGCGCTGACCCGATGGTGGTGGCGTGTGCCTTGTACGATCAATCGGAAGCAGAGAAAGTCACCTGCGCTTTGTTGGCGACCAAGAAATAAGGAGAATCGGGGGGAAAGCGGATTCGGTCAAAGGAAACCTGCCCGGTATCTGGGCCCCGTGTAGCGAGTACCCCCACCCAAAACAACCATGTCTTACTCTCAAAAAACAATTGACGCCGTGATGAGCGCACCCAAGACCCCGGGCAACCAGTTGGGTCGATGGGCGATCCATCTCGACTTCCCTGTCACCAAGATTGCCAAGGCGCTTGGTGTCACCCGCCAGACCGTGTACAACTGGTTCGTTGGCAAAGATGTCTTTGTCGCATACCAGAACCGTGTCGAACTGCTGTTGTTGATCATGAAGTCCTCGCGCACCGCCGACGAGGCATGGAGAAAAATATGTCACGAGTACAATTTGCCAACATGACGGATGAAGAGTTGATCCGCCGCGCCTACATCGAGCACGACCAGCCGCTGGTGCTGGAGTTGTGCTCCCGCATCGCCAAGTTGATTGACGAAAATGCGGAACTGAAAGAGACCGTTAAAGACATCGCCGGACACATCCCCCACTGACCCAAAGGACAGCCATGACACCGCTTGAGTTTCTAGCGGAGGTTTTGCCGTCCCCGGGTAACGGGTACTATTGCGCGGTAGAACTGACAACAAAGAAAAAACAACACGTTTTTGGGGAAACCCTTGAGGAGATCATGCCCACCATTGAGAAGTGGGCGGCAAAAGAATACGACACCTATTTCGCACTGGGAACGTTCGGCACCAACAAAGACCGCACCAAGCCCAACATGCACGCCAGCCAAGTGCTGGCGGTAGACCTTGACTGCAACCACCCCAAAGACCTCCCCAACGAAGAGGGCGAGATCAAGGCCAAGTCGTACCCAAGCGCCAAGGCGGCGGCGCAGGCGTTGTCCAGTTTTTGTGAGTCCACTGGACTCTCAGCCCTTGGCGACCCGTGGCTGGTTCACTCTGGCGGTGGGGTGCATGCCTACTGGCCGCTCGACCAGATGCTCTTCAAGGATGACTGGTACCCGCTGGCCCAGCGGTTCAAAGAGATGTGCGTGGCCAAGGGCCTGAAGATCGACACCGCCGTGACGGGCGACGCCTCTCGGGTTCTGCGCGTATTCGACTCGACCAATACCGGCGTCAAGAACGGCAAGGCTGTACGCGAGGCCACCCGTGTCAGGTTCATGTCAACCGGGGATCGCTTCGCCGTGGACGACCTCGATGCCGTGCTGACCGCCGAGGGGTTTGGTAAAGAGTTTGTAAAGAAGCCCACACCCGCCCCATCGTCCTCCATGGTGCTGGCCGGGGCGCGGCCAACTAGTGTCACCTCTCTTTCTCCCACGGCGCAGGCCATCATCGGCAACAGCGTGACCAAGTTCAAACCAATCGTCATGCGCACCAAGCAAGGCAACGGTTGCGGACAACTGGCATACTACGCCGAGAACGCATCCGATGATGGGATGGAGCCGTTGTGGCGCGGGTTGCTGAGTTGGACCAAGGTCTGCGAAGACGGCCCCAAGGCCGCCATCTGGCTCAGTGACATGCACCCCTACAGCCACGATCGGATGCACCAGAAACTGCACGAGATCAAGGGGCCGTATTCATGCGAAGCGATGAACGATGCAAACCCCGGAGTGTGTGGCAACTGCCCACACCGTGGGAAAATCACCAACCCGCTGATCTGGGGGCGGCAGTTGGCGGCGGTGACCGAGGAAGTGGAGATCGAAGTTGCGACTCCAGTGAGCGACCAGCCACAGAAGATGTACCGACCGGAGCCACCCAAAGGTTTCGCGTACGGGCGACAAGGTGGCGTATTCATTGAGAAAGACACCACCGACGATCAGGGCAACTCGGTCAAACAGCACCTGATGCTGTTGGCATACGACCTCTTCCCTATCGAGATTCTCAACAACGCCGGAACGCACGAAGTCCACATGCTGGCGGTGCGCGGCAAGCAAGTCCAAGAAGTCCTGTTGCCCCAGAAGTGCGTGGCCAGCAAGGACGAGACGATCAAGTATCTGGCCAGCCAAAACATCATGGCCGCGTTCGGCGCCGGTAATGACAACAACCTGTACGCCTATGTCCGCGCCAGCATCGAGAAACTGAGCATCGAGAAAAACCCCATCAAAATCCCCGCATCCTACGGCTGGCAAGACGACGAGTCGTTCGTGTTTGCTGGATGTATATACACCCCCAAGGCCGACCCGGTGGTCGTGCCCATGCCCGGGCTTGAGAACATCGTGGCCAACACCAAACCCACGGGGTCGCTCGATGCGTGGCGTGCCGTCATCAACATGATGATTCGGCGCAAGATGTGGAAACACTTGA